TGGTAATACCCATGGAGAAATATAAAGGAACGATACTTTCGTGCTCTGTTTTTTTAAATGAAAACAGTTCTTATTGTCAACAATAACGGTAAGAAATTATGACTTTTATTCATCAGGTGATGCTGTACTTCTGTACGGCAGTCTGTGTGCTGTATCTCCTTTCGGGTGGATACCGGGCCATGCGTGACTTCTGGCGCAGACAGATTGACAAAAGGGCCGCTGAGAAAATCAGCGCCAGTCAGTCAGCCGGAAGCAAACCCGAAGAGCCGCTCGTTTAGCGGCAACTTTCTTAATCACACCTTTCGACGAGAAAATCCCATGTCAGAAATTACATCCCTGGTCACTGCTGAAGCAGTGAAGGACGTCCTGCGCTCTGAAGAAGTCCTGAGCGCACTGAAACAGAAACTTCGCCATAACCTGGAAGCGCGTCTTGATGCAGAAGTGGATGCCATTCTGGATGAACTGCTGGGCGCACCGGCAGCTCCGGAGCCGGAAGGCATCGCGGGAGAGGGGAGTGCTTCAGATAGCGGTGACCCCACACCTGACAGCGACATGATGATGTAAGCATGCGTCAGGGACCATCGGTGTGTGCCGGTGGTCTTTTTTATTGTTGTGAGCTTCCGGATTGCGGGAGGCGGGGTATGTACCAGATGGAAAAAATCACAACAGGTGTGTCATACACCACGTCAGCGGTGGGAACGGGCTACTGGTTCCTGCAGTTGCTGGACAGGGTTTCCCCGTCTCAGTGGGCGGCAATAGGCGTGCTGGGGAGTCTGCTGTTTGGTCTGCTGACGTACCTGACGAACCTGTATTTCAAAATCAGAGAGGACCGGCGTAAGGCGGCGCGGGGAGAGTAAGCTGATGAGCCGGAAATTCCGCTATGGTTTATCAGCTGTCGTTCTGGCGCTGATTGCCGCAGGGGCTTCTGCGCCTGAAATCCTGGATCAGTTTCTGGATGAAAAAGAAGGTAACCACACCACGGCATACCGTGATGGTGCGGGGATCTGGACCATCTGCCGTGGAGCCACCCGGGTGGATGGTAAGCCTGTGATTCCTGGCATGAAGCTGTCGAAGGAAAAATGCGACCGGGTTAACGCTATCGAACGGGATAAGGCGCTGGCATGGGTGGAGAAAAACATCAAAGTGCCACTGACTGAACCCCAGAAAGCGGGTATTGCGTCATTCTGTCCTTACAACATTGGCCCGGGTAAGTGTTTCCCGTCGACGTTTTATAAACGAATTAATGCAGGAGATCGAAAAGGTGCCTGCGAAGCGATTCGCTGGTGGATTAAGGACGGTGGCAGGGACTGCCGTATTCGCTCAAATAACTGTTATGGTCAGGTATCCCGTCGTGACCAGGAGAGCGCGCTGGCGTGCTGGGGAATCGACAGATAAGCAGAATATTTTGCTGATAAATGACGCTTGCTCACGCGGGCGGATAACACGAAATCCTGCGAACTGGCAAAATGCAAGTGAATAAAGTCAGGAAGATTGTTTTACGCAGAGGCACCGTAATGGTGTCTTTGTCATTTCTGCGCTTCGCACAAGCGTAAATAAACCAAAGAACCTTTCAGGATGAGCCCTGGTGAATAACCGGCAGTGGTCTGGTTAACCCTCTTTGGGCTGGTTATTCCTGTGCGCAGGGTTCATCACTAAAAGGAAATAACCGATGAATATGATGACCGTGCCGTTTCACGGCGATTCTCTTTATGTGGTTAACCATAATGGCGAACCGTATGTTCCAATGAAACCGATCGTTGAAGGGGTGGGGCTGGACTGGAAAACACAGTATCGCAAGTTAAAACAACGGTTTAATAGCTGCATGGTCGAAATGACCATTCAGCTACCAGGTGATACCCAACGTCGCCCTGTTATCTGCCTGGCTTTACGTAAACTTGCTGGCTGGCTTCAGACTATCAGCCCAAATAAGGTTAAGCTCAAAATCCGAGACAAGGTGATCCAGTATCAGGAAGAGTGCGACGATGTTCTCTATGAATACTGGACGAAGGGTTTTGTCGTTAATCCCCGTCGAATGAGTGTGATGGAAGAACTCAATCAGGCTTGCGCTGACATGAAACGGGATAAAAACATTGCCAGTGTGTTTGCTACCGGGCTGAATGAGTGGAAACAGGTTAAAGCCGCGCATGTATCAAAAATCCGCACATTGATAAACGAAGCGAATCTGCTGATTGATTTTGTCCTGGCTGATACAGGCAAAGGGAAAATAACAAAGGCGGATTGATGGAGTGGTGGCTAATGATATCGGATAAACTCATAACGCTGGCGAAGATCCTCTGTGTAATCGTCGGCATTCCATTTTTAGTCATGCTGGTTGCCATTTTCTTTTCCACCGCCTGGCGAGGCCTGACGTTATCGGGACTGGTGGGGTGAAAGAGAGATGAACCGTGTTCTGTGTGTGGTGATTATTGTCCTGCTGGTGGCCTGTGGTGCGCTTAGTCTGGGGCTGAATCATTACCGTGATAACGCCATCGCCTACAAAGAGCAGCGCGATAAAGCCACATCCATCATCGCAGATATGCAGAAGCGGCAACGTGATGTAGCAGAACTTGACGCCAGATACACAAAGGAGCTTGCTGATGCTAATGCGACTATCGAAAGTCTCCGTGCTGATGTTTCTGCTGGTCGTAAGCGCCTGCAAGTCGCCGCCACCTGTGCAAAGTCAACGACCGGAGCCAGCAGCATGGGCGATGGAGAAAGCCCAGGACTTACAGCAGATGCTGAACTCAATTATTACCGTCTCAGAAGTGGAATCGACAAGATAACCGCGCAGGTTAACTACCTGCAGGAATACATCAGGACGCAATGCCTGAAATAATTTTTTTGCAAATCACAAAGTCAATTTAATGAGCCTCGCGATGCGGGGCTTTTTTATGTCCGCAGTAAACGCGCTTCACACGCGCGACTTATGAACACAGAACCTTTCAGGATGACCCTTGAGGATGCCGGTTTGGTGATCGGTGCCTTTCTGTGGGCCGGAATCCTGTGTGACAAGGTTCATCACTAAAAGGTGAGCACTGATGAATTATCCAACTATCGTTAACGGCATCGATTTCCGAGATCTGATTTTTGTGGCAAACAACGAGCCGGTTACAGATTCTTTTATGGTGGCAAAAGCATTTGGAAAGCTGCCTAAGAACGTAGTTCGTGACATTGAGCGAACCATAGAAGCTTGCCCTCCTGAGTTTGATACAAAGCTCAACTTTGAGCTTTGCTATAAAAACAATGAGTTACAGAATGGTAAGCCGCAAAAATTCTACCGTCTCCGCAAGGATGGATTGATGCTTTTGGTTATGTCCTACACCAAAAAAGAAGCAATGCGTATCAAAATTGCTTACATCAACGCATTTAACTGGATGTACGCCATGCTTCAGGTTGGTCATCGTCAATTTGAAGAAGAGAGAAATGCCGTAATGCTGGAGTACATGAAAGAGAAGGATGTTGCCAGCATGTCAGGTCGCCTGCTAAATCGCTGGGGCAAAATTAAGAAGCCACAGCTGCTGGCTAGAATTGAACGCCTTGAACAGCACGGGCAAACCGTAATCCCCGGACTCATCAATTAACGGCAGTACCGCGAAACAACCCAAGCCAGTAAGTGGGGAAATAACACTGGCAGCCACTGAAAGATGAACCTCCTGCCTTATGGCAAAAAAGATTCTTTGTGGTGGCGGACTGATGGAAAGACATCGGTTATTGCAGAGGCCATTCAATGAGTGGTCTCGACAATGGCTTATACCCTACACGGGATAACTTAATTGATATCCTTTTTAACGGATAAAGGCATTTCAGCCTGACATAGCCATGCGCCGCATCGTCGCCGTATTCCCGCATTAACAGAGACCGCAGCCACCTTATCTGCGTGAGTGTGCGGGGATAATCAAAAACGATGCACACCGGGTTTTCTCATCTTTCACGAGATGGGAGCGATTTCCCGCGAAGCCGCCTGTCCGGTGCGGTGGTGGAAGAAACCGGATAAAACAACCGCATTGTGCAAATATCGATCAAATATGGTGCTGCTGTGTGAAATCTGAAAAATCACAGCGGTCATTATGCATCAGTTTTTAACACAGGACGTCAGAACGTGACATGGCAAAGCTGGACTGGAAAAAGCTGGAGCAGGCATTCCGACGCGAACATGCCGAAACGGGAATAACATTACTGGACTGGTGCCGGAAGAAAAAGATTAATTACAACACCGCCAGAACCCGTATAAAAATGGGCAAAATCGATCATGAAATTGATCATAAAACCGATCATGAAATCGATCATGACATCTCAGATGAAGAACCCTGCAATGACGCGGGTTCCGGCGATGAAAAATGCGCAAAAAACTCTGAAAAAAACTGCGCAAATTCGGCAGAAACGAAACGGATTCGTGGTTCCCGACTTTTACCTCCTTCAAACGCTTTTTCTCAGCGAAACACCCACGCCGTAAGACACCGTGGATATGCGAAGTATCTTGAGGCAGATAACCTCATGGATGATGCGTCCGACATGGTGCTGTTCGATGAACTGGTGTTCACCCGGGCCCGCGCACTTTCAGTAACTAAGGCACTTAAAGGGATGTTCGCCGACCTGGAAGAGGCAACTGACGTGGAAACCCGTGTTGCTCTTTACGACAAAATACTCAAAGCTGAACAGGCCCTTGACCGGAATATTGCCCGTATCGAGTCAATTGAACGCTCATTGCTGACGCTGGACGTCCTGGCTGAGACAGCACCAAAACTTCGTGCTGACCGGGAAAGAATCAACGCCGCCAGAGATAAACTCAGAGCTGAAACCGATATTCTGACCAGCCAGCGTCGGGGCGTTGTTACGCCTGTCAGTGACATCGTGTCATCGCTGCATGAAATGAGTAATTCGGGGAGGCTGGATGACATTCCGGAAGAATGAACCGCGATGTGATGAGCCGTCAGAAATGACCGAGGCTGAACAACGTCTGTTCATCATGACTAAACTGAGCAATCCCTGGTGGCGGCTCAATCATCTCTACAAAATACAGAACGAAAAAGGTGAACTGGTCACCTTCAGAATGCGACCGGCGCAGCGCCAGTTGTTCCGGAGCATGCACAATAAAAATATTATCCTGAAAGCGCGCCAGCTGGGATTTTCCACAGCCATTGATATTTATCTTCTCGACCAGGCATTATTCATTCCGCATCTCAAATGCGGGATCGTCGCTCAGGATAAACAGGCTGCCAGTGAAATTTTCCGCACAAAAATTGCTGTACCGTTTGAGCATCTCCCTGACTGGCTGAGAGCCTCATTCACCATCGTTGAACGTCGTAGCGGTGCCAGCGGTGGCTATATCCTGTTTGGTCACGGCTCGAGTATCCAGGTGGCAACCTCATTCCGTTCAGGTACGGTGCAGCGCCTGCATATCTCAGAGCACGGCAAAATTTGCGCGAAATATCCGGCTAAGGCGAAAGAACTGCGAACCGGTACGCTTAATGCCGTCTCTGATGAATGCATTATTTTTGATGAGTCCACAGCTGAAGGCGTGGGTGGTGATTTTTACGAGATGAGTAACCGAGCACAGGAGATCACTGCATCAGGCTTATCGTTGACGGCACAGGATTATAAATTCCATTTTTACGCCTGGTGGCAGGATCCTAAATACAGCGCCAGAGTGCCGGAAAGCGGGCTGAAGCTGTCACGGGAAAAAATGACGTATTTTTCTGCGGTTGAGAAGGCAATGAACATCACGCTTACTGATGAACAGAAGCAGTGGTACATCAATAAGGAAACTGAACAGCGTGAGGAAATGAAGCAGGAGTTTCCCTCAACGCCACAGGAGGCGTTTCTGACGTCCGGACGACGTGTGTTCAGTGCCGAAAGTACGTTGCAGGCAGAATCATTCTGTTCGCCACCGCTGATTGTTTATGACATTGAACCTGTTACAGGAAGGAAGACTAAAGCGCAGTCTCTGCGTGACGGGAATAAAGCCGAACAGCACCGGACGCTGATGAATTATCTGCTGGTCTGGGAGCTACCGGATCCAGATGAAGAGTATGTCTGCGGAGCGGATATTGCTGAGGGGCTTGAGCACGGGGACCGCTCATCGCTGGATATCATCAGATGTAGTAATGGTGAGCAGGTGGCCCACTGGTTTGGTCATCTTGATGCGGAGCTTTTTGCTCATCTCATTGCGCAGGTCTGTCGTATGTACAACAACGCGTTTGTGGGGCCGGAGCGTAACAATCACGGACATGCCGTTATTCTGAAACTCAGGGAACTCTATCCGACGCGTTATATCTACAACGAACAGCACCTTGATCAGGCATATGATGACGATACGCCCCGCCTTGGCTGGCTGACAACCCGTCAGAGCAAACCTGTTCTGACCGAAGGAATGAAAACGCTCCTGAATAATGGAATATCAGGGATCCGCTGGTCAGGCACATTATCGGAAATGAACACCTACGTTTATGACGCGAAAGGCTCCATGAATGCACAGGAAGGCTGTTTTGATGATCAACTCATGAGCTACATGATTGCCCAGGAGATGCGCGCCAGAATGCCTGCGAGGGTAAAACAGAAAACGGATAAACGCAGAACTACACACTGGATGGCTCACTGATGAAAAATGAAACTAACACCATGGCGACGAAAAACGACAATGGAGCCACGCCGCGTTTTTCTCAGCGCCAGTTACAGGCGCTTTGTTCTGATATTGACAGCCAGCCTAAATGGCGTGATGCCGCAAACAAGGCCTGTGCGTATTACGATGGCGATCAGTTGCCACCGGAAGTTCTTCAGGTACTGAAAGATCGCGGTCAGCCGATGACTATCCATAACCTCATCGCGCCTACCGTCGATGGCGTTCTGGGAATGGAGGCCAAAACACGGACTGATCTGGTGGTGATGTCAGACGAGCCAGATGATGAAACTGAAAAACTGGCTGAAGCTATTAATGCTGAATTTGCCGATGCATGCCGCCTTGGCAATATGAATAAAGCCCGCTCTGATGCCTATGCGGAACAAATCAAGGCGGGCCTCAGTTGGGTGGAGGTCAGACGAAACAGCGATCCGTTCGGGCCTGAATTTAAGGTGTCTACTGTCAGCCGGAATGAGGTTTTCTGGGACTGGCTGAGCCGGGAGGCTGATTTAAGTGACTGCCGCTGGCTGATGCGTCGCCGCTGGATGGATACCGATGAGGCAAAAGCTACATTCCCGGGAATGGCTCAGGTTATCGATTATGCCATTGATGACTGGCGTGGTTTTGTCGATACCACGGTTACTGAAGGCCAGCCCAGTCCGTTGATGAGTGCATGGGAAGAGTATCAGTCATGGGATCGACAGCAGAACGAATGGCTTCAGCGTGAACGCCGTCGTGTGCTGCTTCAGGTGGTTTATTACCGTACATTCGAGCGTCTTCCGGTGATTGAACTCAGTAATGGACGGGTGGTGGCCTTTGATAAAAATAATCTGATGCAGGCGGTAGCTGTGGCATCCGGGCGGGTTCAGGTGAAAGTCGGGCGGGTAAGCCGTATTCGTGAAGCCTGGTTTGTCGGGCCACACTTTATTGTGGATCGCCCCTGTAGTGCTCCGCAGGGGATGTTTCCGCTGGTTCCTTTCTGGGGATACCGAAAGGATAAAACCGGGGAGCCATACGGGCTAATTTCCCGCGCCATTCCGGCACAGGATGAGGTGAATTTTCGTCGTATCAAGCTGACCTGGTTGCTTCAGGCCAAACGCGTGATTATGGACGAGGATGCCACCCAGTTGTCAGACAACGACCTGATGGAGCAGATCGAACGTCCGGATGGCATTATTAAACTGAATCCGGTCCGAAAAAATCAGAAAAGTGTCGCAGATGTTTTTCGGGTTGAGCAGGATTTTCAGGTTGCCAGCCAGCAGTTTCAGGTCATGCAGGAATCGGAAAAACTTATCCAGGATACCATGGGGGTTTATTCCGCATTTCTCGGGCAGGATTCAGGTGCGACGTCAGGCGTGGCTATCAGTAACCTGGTGGAGCAGGGGGCCACAACCCTTGCGGAAATCAATGATAACTACCAGTTTGCCTGCCAGCAGGTGGGAAGACTGTTGCTGGCTTATCTTCTCGATGACCTGAAAAAGCGGCGTAATCATGCAGTGGTGATTAATCGCGATGATCGCCAGCGTCGCCAGACCATTGTCCTCAATGCTGAAGGTGATAATGGTGAACTGACCAATGATATTTCAAGGTTAAATACACATATTGCGCTGGCTCCTGTTCAGCAGACACCTGCGTTTAAGGCACAGCTTGCACAGAGAATGTCAGAGGTTATTCAGGGGCTGCCGCCTCAGGTGCAGGCTGTTGTGCTCGACCTGTGGGTTAATCTTCTGGATGTGCCGCAGAAACAGGAGTTTGTTGAGCGTATTCGTGCTGCGCTGGGGACGCCAAAATCACCGGATGAAATGACGCCGGAAGAACAGGAAGTAGCGGCACAACAACAGGCACTTCAGCAACAACAGGCAGAACTCCAGATGCGCGAGATGGCTGGCAGAGTGGCAAAACTGGAAGCTGACGCCGCCAGGGCACATGCTGCTGCACAACGGGATAATGCCAGTGCACAGCGGGAAGTCGCCCTGACACAGGGGCAGCGTTATGTGGATGCGCTTAACCAGGCACATACGGCAGAAATCATTACCGGCATACAGAATATGGAACAGGAGCAGGACGTTCTTCAGCAACAGATGCTGTATACGTTACAACAGCGGATGAATGAAATGTCGCTCTGAAAACTCTGGCTTCAACTGAACCCCGTCATCGTACGGGGTTTTTTGTTTCCGGAGGTAAGCGTTCCGGGAGCGGTGCGCTTATTCGCGGGGGCAGCGATAAGCCTTATTTACTCAACCATTCGGATCTGTCCGATAAACAGACCATGCGGAGTTATTTATGGATTTTGAATTTACGGGTGAAGAAACCCCGGAACAACTGGAAAAAATGCTGGAAGGACTTGGGGATGTGGATATTGACAGTCACGCACAGGACGTCGTGACGGAAGATACCACGGAAAAAAATGCGGATGAGGAAGCACAGACTCAGACGGGCGATAACAATGTGGCACCGACGCCGGATGCCAGTGTGGAGCAGACGCAGGACGTGAAGGAGCCGGAAGTGAAGGGGGTGCTCACCCGCGACGGTAAACACGTCATTCCCTATGAAGTCCTTGAGGCTGAACGTTCCGGTAAGCAACGGGCCGAACAGGAAGCCGCACTTCTTCGTGGGCAGATAGCTGAAGAAAAACGCAGGGTGGAACTGCTGACGTCTCAGATCCACCAGGCCGGTATGAAGCCCACACCGTTACCGGAAAACGAAAAAATTTCTGATGAGCAGATTGCCCGTATCAGGGAGATGTATCCGGAAATTGGTGACGCGGTGGCTTCGCTCATCCGTAAAAATAACTATCTCCAGTCCCGTGTTCAGCAATCAACACAGCAGGCAGAAGGTAATGGTGGTGAGGATTTATCACCGGTTCTTGATGCGATGAATGCCGTGCCGGTGCTGAAAACGTGGCAGGAGTCCGATCCGGATCGCTTCTCGGTTGCTGTATCCATCGACGGGAAGCTCCAGAATGACCCCGCATGGAAAGACAAAACGCTCACTGAACGTTTCGCTGAAGTGGCCCGTCGTACGCAGGTTGCTTTCGGTGAAGTCAGTGAGTCGTCTGCTGACAACCAGGCAGACAAAACGGATATCCGGAAAACGGCGGAAGAGAAAGTGAAGACCGCTGAACGGGAGCAGGCAGTACCAGCTTCCCCGTCAGATTTAGGCACCACGGCCTCCGTCGGAACCGGTGATAATTTTGAACGGTTACTTGGCGCTTCTCATTCAGAGGCAGAGGCGATTATGCGTGGTATGACGAATGCTGAAATAGACGCGCTTCTGGAGAAGCTCGGGTAACTTACTGAAGGAGTACTGAAGTAATGACGACTGTAACCTCAGCCCAGGCGAATAAGCTGTATCAGGTGGCGCTTTTTACTGCTGCCAACCGCAACCGCTCGATGGTTAATATCCTTACTGAACAGCAGGAAGCGCCAAAAGCGGTTTCGCCGGACAAGAAAAGCACGAAGCAGACCAGCGCAGGTGCGCCGGTTGTCCGTATCACAGACCTTAACAAACAGGCCGGTGATGAAGTGACCTTCAGCATCATGCACAAACTCTCAAAACGTCCGACGATGGGAGATGAGCGTGTTGAAGGTCGTGGTGAGGATCTCAGCCATGCTGACTTCTCCCTGAAAATCAATCAGGGACGTCACCTGGTGGATGCAGGCGGACGTATGAGTCAGCAGCGCACGAAGTTTAACCTGGCATCCTCTGCCAGAACGCTTCTGGGGACGTACTTTAATGACCTGCAGGACCAGTGTGCGATAGTGCATCTTGCGGGAGCTCGTGGTGATTTTGTTGCTGACGACACCATTCTGCCGACAGCGGAGCACCCTGAATTCAAAAAAATCATGATCAACGATGTACTGCCTCCGACACATGACCGTCACTTTTTTGGCGGTGATGCGACAAGCTTTGAGCAGATTGAAGCGGCAGATATTTTTTCTATTGGCCTGGTGGACAATCTCTCCCTGTTCATTGACGAAATGGCGCATCCGTTACAGCCGGTTCGTCTGTCCGGTGATGAACTTCACGGAGAAGATCCATATTACGTCCTGTACGTCACGCCGCGTCAGTGGAATGACTGGTACACCTCGACTTCCGGGAAGGACTGGAACCAGATGATGGTTCGTGCCGTGAACCGTGCAAAAGGTTTTAACCATCCGCTGTTCAAAGGTGAATGTGCGATGTGGCGGAATATCCTGGTTCGTAAGTATGCGGGTATGCCGATCCGTTTCTATCAGGGTTCAAAGGTTCTGGTATCAGAGAATAACCTGACGGCAACAACGAAAGAGGTCGCTGCTGCAACCAATATTGACCGCGCCATGTTACTGGGGGCTCAGGCGCTGGCAAATGCTTACGGTCAGAAGGCAGGCGGTCACTTCAACATGGTTGAGAAGAAAACGGATATGGATAACCGTACTGAGATAGCAATCAGCTGGATCAACGGTCTGAAAAAAATCCGTTTCTCCGAGAAGAGCGGCAAGATGCAGGATCACGGCGTGATTGCCGTTGATACCGCAGTGAAGCTCTGATTTTTCCTTTCCCCATGCCGGGTTTTCGCCCGGCTTTTTCTGGAGTCATTAATTATGGCAAAGACTATTCTTGCCCCGTCACTGAGTGAACGGGTCTATACGGGCACGCACGGTAATGAGTCGGTGGCAGAAGGCGTATTTACGGTGAATGCTGCGGAAGCGGACAGTGTTATTCATCTTCTCTCACTGCCAGTTGGCATCCGTATCAACTCACTCCAGCTGGTTTCAACGGGCGGTCTGGGTACTGCAACCGTCAGCATTAAGTCTGGTGAGCATGTTCTCATCGATAACAGCGAAGCTGTTTCTGCAAAATTTGCCAGATATGTGCCAGTGGAGCCGTACACCACACAGCGTGACGGAGAGCTGGTTACTGTCACCATTAAGACTGCCGCTGCAACCGGCACCCTGAATGTTCTGCTGCGTTATACCGTGGTGGGATACTGATTAAAACCTTCCGGCCCGCGTCATGCGGGCTTTTTATTCGGGGAATTTATATGAGCGAGAAAATTGCCGTTGTCTATATCGGCCCAAAACCCGTGAAAAAGGACACCATTACCGGAAGTCGCACGCTGTTCCCACGTCTTGAGCCGGTGCATGTTGACAGCGCGATGGCCTGGCAACTGCTGGGGTTTCCGGATGTCTGGGTTCGTCATGAAGAGCTTGATGATGTTCTGAAAAAGCAACAACAGAATGAGCAGTTGCGGCAGGCACAGCAGGCGCAGGAAAGAGTGCTTGCTGCGCTGGCAGAAGCAGAGAACAGTTTTGTTGTTTCTGTTAACGGGCAGGAGGTGGATTTAAGTAAGCTCACCTCAGCACGGCTGGCGACGCTGTGTGAGGCAGAAGAGCTGGATATTCACAAAGACCCGAAAGAAACGGCTGAGGCATTCCGTATCCGGGTGCGTGAGGCATTTCGCCGTCGTGTTGCGGAGACTGAACAGCATGGCGGAACTGAGTGATTTTTTACCGTATGTCCGTCGTCATATCAGCGGTCCACTGAACATTATGATGACGGATGCTCTGTCAATGGCTGCCGTGGCATTCAGCCGCCAGTCGTTGGTGTGCCGTCGGGAGGTTACTGTTGTACCGGTGGCAGGAAAAGAAATCGTGCTTCCGTATGACAAAGATGATGAGGAGTGCGTTCATATCATCCGTATCTCTGACGATAATCATGAGCTTTTTGTCGGTCGGGATGTGGATATCAGCTCCGGACGCTCCCTGCGATTTGCCTGTTCTCCCGGTGAGGTGAGCGTGCTTTATGCCGTCGCTCCGAAAGCCGGACGCAGCCAGATACCGGATGAACTCCTCACATGGCCCGAAGAAGTGGCTGCGGGGGCACTTGAGCGGTTGTTCATGCAGACTGGTGTTTCATGGTCGGACCCGTCACGCGCACAGTATTTTTCTGTGCAGTTTTCTGAGGGGATCCGTCGGGCATATCGTCATACACTGGCGACAAGCCCGTACTCTTCATACCGCAACCCTGTACGCAGGCAGAGGTTTTACTGATGACGACGATTACAGAAATCATCGGACGTGTGAATACACAACTGGTTGACCCGATGATGGTTCGCTGGCCCCTGCAGGAATTGTGCGATTATTACAATGATGCTGTGAGGGCAGTGATTCTGGCGAGACCGGATGCTGGCGCAAGCCTGGAAACAATCCGTTGTGTTCCAGGTGCACGTCAGGTTTTGCCTGATGGTGTAATACAACTTCTTGACGTGATATGCCTCAGTGACGGTAGCGCGGTCAGACCATTATCCCGGGAGGTGCTGGATGCGCAGTATCCCGAGTGGCCCACAATGAAGGGCATTCCTGAATGTTTTATCAGCAACGACCTGTCCCCGCGCGTATTCTGGCTGTTTCCTGCCCCTGATAAAGAGATAAGTATTGATGCAGTGGTAAGCCGGATACCGGAGGCAGTGTATGTTCTGACGCAGGATGATGATACGCCAGTTCCACTGGAAGAGGCTTATGTTAACCCACTGGTGGACTGGATGTTGTTTCGTGCTTTCAGTAAGGATGCTGCCGGTGGCGCAGAATCGGGGCTGGCTGCGCAGCATTATCAGAGTTTTGTTGAGCAACTTGGGATCAAACAGGGGGCAGACAGTGCATTGTCTGCCCGTAAAAAAGTGTTTAACGGAGGTGGAGTGTGAGTGTTGTTGTTTCGGGGACGCTGAAATCTCCTGATGGTGAGGCGATATCAGGAGCAAATATTACCCTGACGGCGCTGACAGTTTCACCGGATGCGCTCAGCGGCACCAGTGCGTCGGCAGTGACCCGTGAAGGTGGATATTACGGAATGACGATGGATCCGGGGGAGTATGCGGTTTCTGTGACGGTGAAAGGGAAGACTGCTGTCTACGGACGTGTGCGTATTGAGGGGACTGAAAGTACGGTGACGCTCAATATGCTGTTACGGCGTAGTCTTGTTGAGGTGAGCATACCCGGAGAACTGCTGACAGATTTCCGGCAGATACAGAACAATGTTGCGGATGACCTTGCCACCATTCGTCGCCTTAATGAAGACACTACGACAAAAAACACTCAGGCGACAAAGTCAAAAGAAAGTGCGGAAGCCAGTGCGAAGAGTTCATCTGACAGTGCAAAGACGGCAACCAGCAGGGCGGCTGAAGCCGGCCAAAAAGCGACTGATGCCACTGAGGCCGCGACCCGTGCAATCACAGCAGCAGGGAATGCAGAGGAAAGCTCGACCCGTGCCGGTGAGTCTGAAAAAGCCGCCGGAGCTGATGCAGAAAAAGCCAGACAGCATGCTGAAAAGGCCTGGCTGGCGCAGGAGAGCGCCGGAGAGATCCTTAAGCGGGCAGAGGCTGCAACTGTCAGTGCTGAAGAGGCCAGACGTATGGCTGAAAATGCGCGGGGACCTCAGGGACCCCGTGGGCCACAGGGTGAAACAGGGCCGATGGGGGCGCAGGGACCGAAGGGCGATACCGGCGCTCAGGGGATGCAGGGGCTGAGAGGTGAGGCAGGACCGAAAGGTGAGCGAGGTGAAACCGGTCCGGCAGGTCCGCGAGGTGAGAAAGGCGTTCAGGGGGAGCCTGGACCGCAGGGCTTACAGGGGCTGAAAGGTGATACCGGAGCGCGAGGCGCTCAGGGCGTACCGGGGCCGACAGGACCAATGGGACCAGCTGGCCCACGTGGTGAGACAGGCCCACAGGGGGTACAGGGGCCGCGGGGTGAAAACGGCCCCGTGGGACCGCAAGGAGTGCCGGGTATTCAGGGGCCTGCTGGTCCTGCGGGCCCGCGAGGTGAAACCGGAGCCAGAGGCGAAAAAGGAGAGCCGGGAGATCCCGGAGGACCTCCGGGACCAAAAGGTGACACTGGCCCCAGAGGGGAGCCGGGGCCTCAGGGCCCGGCAGGTCCGAGGGGACCTGCCGGAGAGAGAGGGCCGCAAGGATTGCAGGGTGTGGCAGGGGAGAGAGGCGATGCAGGTCCGGCTGGTCCACAGGGTGCTACCGGCCCCAGAGGACCACAAGGGGAAAAAGGGGATAAAGGTGACCCCGGCCCGGCAGGCCCTNGCTACCGGCCCCAGAGGACCACAAGGGGAAAAAGGGGATAAAGGTGACCCCGGCCCGGCAGGCCCTGCCGGTGAGCGGGGGCCGAAAGGTGAGCGAGGTGCAACGGGCCCCGTGGGGCCGCAGGGGGCGGCGGGGCCAAAGGGCGATAAAGGCGAGAGAGGAGCGCAGGGACCTGCGGGTCCGGCAGGGAAGTCTGCCAGCCTGGATGATATTGCCGACAAGGAGGCGTTTATTCGTAAGCTTGGGGTGGCAAGAGCTTACGGGCGTGATCTCAAAACAGGAGAAGGGGAGTGGACGACAGAAGAGTTCATCAACTGGCTGAAATCACAGGGTGCTTTTGAGGGTCCTTACTGGGTAATGACCACGACGCGGTTACTCAACAGTAACCGTGTGATCACGGATGTGGATACTGATTTGGGTAAGAAAAAAATCACCCTGAGAGGATGCGCCATTGAAGTGATGGGGTCATGGGAGAATGCGATAGTCCGGATCAGCGCAGGTGATGACCGGCCCTGGGATATGTTTTATGGCACGGACTGCACCTGCGTGGTCAGCGGCAGTATAAAGAGCTATGAGTGGCGGTTTAACTACACTTCCATCAGACGCCCCTCAACAGCGAAACTGGATGTGAACGGATGGGAGCGGGATGAGGCAACAGGAAGAATACGGCAATGGGGGCAGAAACAAGTTGTCCGGCCAACCAGTGAAGGAGACACACATACCATCTATTTCCCGATAGCTTTTCCGTCAGCGGCGCTGAATGTCATTGTATCACCGGTAGGTTCACCGGGAAATTTCACGGGGTATGCCCTTTCAGAACCGTTGCTGAAGTCGGTAATACTGACGGTCAGTAAGGACACATACGGGCTGTTTTACTGGGAGGCCATTGGCTACTGAGGAGGGAGAATGGAACAGTATTTTTTTTCGCCATCAAATAATGCGTTTTATCCGGCCTCGCTTCGTTCGGTTTATGAGGCTGCCGGAAGCTGGCCGGAAGACTGTGTTGTTGTGGCGAGTGCCGTGTATAAGGTCTTTTCTGCCAGTGCAGCCCCGGCAGGAATGGAGAGGTGTGTGGGGCCGGAGAATATGCCGATCTGGAGAGATGCGGGGCAACGATAAGCGGGGGAATGATGGTAAATATTAAAAACTTCATCTGGTATACGCCGGAAAATCCGGATGTGCCGGGGGCGATGTACCTGAAATCAGAGGATGGTCAGGACTGGTATGAGTGTCTGCCCTTGTTTTCGCCGGATACGCTGAAAGTGGTTTATAACAGTGCAGGGGTTATCACTGATATCAGCAGGGACGTACAGGCGCTGTGGCCAGCGAATCAGAGTATTGCGGAGGTGGCGGATACGGAAGAAAACCGCAAAGCTGATATCTCGGGGCGGTGGGGCTTTGACGGGGAGAAAATCACGGATCTGCTGACCGCGGAGAAAGCGCGCGGGATGAAGGGCGATGAAATAAACGCGTGGCGTAATGCGATGGAGGCGGCGAACTACACGTTTGAGCACAATGGCCGGAAATGGGACTACGGGAAGTCAACGCAGACGCGTCTTGAGCCATC